TTTCCTGCTCCATACGGCTGTAAGTCGCGTTATCCTCCGCAGACAGAACGCCGTTCTCATTCTCGTGGGTATCCACAAAGTTCTTCGCGGTCTCCCACACCTTCGCTCTCTTCTCGATCATATCTTTGATAGTCATAACTCGATTCCTCCTTAAATGAATCTCTTGATAAAATTCAAGCGTTCCCTGATCTCATCACAGGAACGCCCGTTATCCGTTGTCTGTTCAGTTTCTGCACCGCTCTCCGGTGCCTTGATGTGACACTTCGCAGCGATCTTATCCATCAGCGAATTGGTCACCGCCGCCCTGGAATAGAGCATCGACACCTCCGGTGCTTCCAGGTCTTCGCCCTCCGATGCATCCGCCCTCTGCAGCACATCATCCGCAAATCCCAGCTCCACCGCCTTGTGCGCGTCCATCCAGGTCTCCGCATCCATCAGATGTGAGATCTTCGTCCTGCTCATGCCGGTCTTGATCTCATAGGCATTCATGATGGATTCCTTCACTTCAGCCAGCATGTTGATCGCCTTCTGCATCTCCGCCGTATCGCCAAAAGCGATAGTCGCCGGATTGTGGATCATCATCATGCTCACAGGACTCATGAGCACCTTCGTCCCTGCCATCGCGATCACGCTTGCCGCCGATGCCGCAATGCCATCGATCTTCACCGTGACATCGCCCTTATAGTCCATCAGCATGTTGTAGATCTGAGCTGCCGCCACACAGTCACCACCCGGACTGTTGATCCAGACCGTGATGTTTCCTGTTCCGGCATTCAGCTCTTCTCTAAAAAGAGCCGGTGTGACATCATCGTCAAACCAGCTCTCCTCTGCTATGGTTCCGTTAAGGAAAAGCACTCTTTCATTGACCTCTTCGCCTGAAGCCTGGTCTCTGATCTTCCTGCTTTTCCAGTTCCAAAACTTCTTCATCGGAATCTCCTTCCTCCTTTCCGTTGTTGCCTGCCGCAAATATCCCGGCATCCTCCAGCTTCGTCATATTTCCATTGATCAGGTACAGATCGCCGCCCTGTTCCGCCGGGATCCTGTCCAGGTTCTCCAGCTCACGGATGTCATTGGCAGACATCCAGCCGTTCTGTCTGGCTGTCGCATAGCCGTTCATCCTGCTCTGATAATCTCCACGGAGCAAACCATCCACATTGAACTTGAAGAAGTATTTCTTCTTCTCATCCGGAGTCAGCAAGGCTCTCACCATTGCCTGCTCCCAACGGCTCACCCAGGGATCCAGCGTGTACTTCACAAACTCCAGCGACTGCTGCTCAATGTTGTTGAAGCTGGACTTCTCCAAATCCCCGATCATATGAGGCGGCACACGGAAGATCCTCGCAATCTCATCAATCTGGAACTTCCTTGTCTCCAGGAACTGAGCCTGCTCCGGTGAAATGGAAATCGGCGTGTACTTCATTCCTTCTTCCAAAACAGCAATCTTATTCGCATTGCCGCTTCCTCCGAAGGTAGCCTGCCAGCTTTCTCTCACCTTGCTCGGATCCTTAATAGTTCCCGGATGTTCCAGTACACCGGAAGGAGCCGCACCGTTCGCAAAGAACTTGCTGCCATACTCTTCCGTGGCGATTGCCAGGCCGATCGCATTCTTCGCCATTGCAATCGGCGAATACCCAACCAATCCGTCAAAGCCAAGCCCCGGAATGTGCAGTACATCATGAGGCTGGAGCCTTACGGTTCTTCCAACCTTATTGGTGCCCTTCCTGCCGTCCACATCGTCCGAATCATAAACGGTGTATTCGTAATAGAGCCTTCCGTGCTCATCACGGTCCACCTTCATCCGATCCGGCATCAGCGGATACAGAGCCACAACTTCACCCTTGCCGTTTCGGATGATCTGACTGTAGGCATTGCCCCACAGGAGCAGATGCGTCATCAAAGTCTCCCGGAAGATAAAGGATGTCATTTCCGGATTTGGCTCATCATGGAGCAAAAAATAAAGCGGATGTTCCACCGCTTTCTCTTTACCGCCATCATCGGTATATCTGTAAAATTGTAATGGCAGGCTCGCCACCGCCTCCGACAGGATCCTCACGCAGCAGTACACCGCCGTCATCTGCATCGCAGATCTCTCGGTCACATACTTGCCACTTGAAGTACCTCCCAGAAAGAAGCTGTAGCTACTTCCTGCCGTCCTGTCTGTGGGCTTATCCCTACTCCGAAATAAACCGCTCAGTATTCCCATCGCAATTCCCTCCTTCGTCAAAATACAAGTAATCCGCGCTCATCATAAACACTCCCCTGCGGCTCCGTCTGATTGCGGATGCACCGGTCAAGTGCCATGATTGCTGCCACAATGCCGTCAATCTTCTCTTTTGATTTTGCCTTCGTTACCTTGATATTCCCGGCAGGATCCGTATCGACTACCACGTTGCCGGCCATCCACCTGAGAACTGGATGCCCTCCGTGAATGATCTGGCCTTCCATGAGCAGACGATAGAAATCTTTTGTCGGTCCGGACATTGAAGCAAAGCCCTGGCCGAACGGAACCATCGTGAATCCATCACCTTCCAGGTTCTGGATCATCTGTGTGGCGTTCCATCTGTCCACTGCGATCTCGACGATGTGGTATTTTTCCGCCAGATCATTGATGAACTTCTCAATGAAGTCATAGTGGATCACGTTGCCCTCGGTCGATAACAGGTATCCCTGCTTCTCCCAGATGTCATAAGGAACGGATGCTGCCTTTACCCTCTGTGGAATTGTCTCTTCCGGAACCCAGAAGAACGGAAGCAGGATATACTTCTCATCCTCATTCCTCGGAGGAAACATCAGAACCAGAGCCGTGATATCGCCGGTGCTGGATAAATCCAGACCGCCATAACAGTCCCTGCCTTCCAGCGCGGCCAGATCAATCGCTTCGTTACCCTTCATGAATATCGCATCCGGTATCCATGCCACAGTACTTGAAACCCACATATTCAGCCTCAGCCACTTGAAGGTCACTTCGTCTGCCGGATTCTGCTTTGCTTCCCGGTAGGCATCACGCAAACGTTCGATATCCACGGTGTATCCCAGCGAAGGATTGACCTTGTACCAGTTTGCTTCATCCTCCCAGTCCTCATCATCCTTCAGTCCGTAGACCACCGGATAGAAAGTCGGATCCACACGCCGGCCTTCAAGAATATCCACCGCCTTCGTATGAAGCTCATAAGCAATGGAATGTCTGTCCGTGCCTGCCGTGGTGATAATGAAATGCAGCGGATTCTGTCTGGCATCCGATGATCCCTTTGTCAGAACGTCATACAGCTGCCTGTTCGGCTGCGTATGGATCTCATCAAACACCAATCCACTGACTGAAAATCCATGCTTACCCCCGACCTCTGCACTGAGCACCTGGTAATATCCTGAATTTCCATAATTCACGATTCTCTTTGTTGCCGTCATCAGCTTCGACCGTTTCAGAAGCGCCGGCGACATCTCCACCATCTGCCTTGCCACATCGAAAACGATGCTGGCCTGCTGCCTGTCAGCCGCAGCGCCATAGACTTCAGCGGATGGTTCGTTATCTGCATATAAAAGATAAAGAGCGACGGCTGCTGCCAATTCGCTCTTACCTACTTTCTTGCATATTTCCACAAAGGCTGTTCGGAACTGCCGATACCCATCAGGTTTGACGATCCCGAAGATATCCCGGATCAGCTGCTCCTGCCAGGGAAGTAACCAGAACCGTTTGCCTGCCCATTTTCCTTTGGTGTGACACAGATTCTCGATAAACTTCACAGCCCTGTCAGCCTTCGCTTTATCATAATGAGATGTCGGAAGCATAAATCTTGACGGCTTATAATTCTTCAGCTTCGGATAACCCGCAGGTCTTCTCTCCGCCATTAAGCCTCACCCCCAAGTAATGCCTCCATCTCATCTTCTTCGTCCTTGCCGACACCGGATGCCGCCATGATCCTCGATCTGGCAGATGGAGTCAGTCCAAACTCAGATGCCGCCTGCATCATCAACCGCTGTTCCGTGTTACAAATTGCAACCCACGGATTCGGTCTCTGCATACCATTCTCCGTTTCATAGGTAGCACCCTCGGAATTGATATGCTCCTGAGCTTCTTTCCATCTGGCATAGGACTGACAATAGGCTGCAAATGCAGACCGGTCGATCTCCGTCAGCACTCCCATCTGATTAAGTTTCTCCGATAACCGGATCCATTCTGTCTTGGCTTCCGGCAATAACCATGCAGGGCAGTCGGGCAGTCCCTTACCCGGATTCGGTTCTTTTGTGTTCAGTTTTCTCTTTCCCGGATTGCCTTCCAGCTTTTTCACAGCTGTAGGCTTCGGCTTTCTTCCAGCCATAGAGCATCGCCCTCCTTCCTTCCAAATTTCACTTTTCATTTCGCGATTTTGCACGCGTGACCCCCGCGCCGTTCCCTGGGAGCCTTACCTGTAGAGATT